TGAGTCCCCCAATACTACCCTTTTACCACTTGTTGCTGTTTGGACTGTTCCGCCCGTTATTGTATTTCCATTTATCACCAACCCTGTTATCGTACCTGCATTTATATTGTTTGCGTTGATATTGGTAATAGCAATGCTAGAGGCGTTAATCGTCCCAGCCGATAAATAGTTTGCACTCATCGTTCCACCCGTTATACGATTCGCACTTAATGTACCTGCCGTTATATTGCTTGCATTAAGATTGATAACGTCAATGCTTGAGGCATTTATTGTTCCTGCCGTCAGGAAATTTGCACTCATTGTCCCTGTTGTTATGTTTGTAGCACTAAGATTGATTACAGAGGCATTAGTAGCATTTATTGTCCCTCCATTGATTAGTCCTGCTGTAAGGGTCCCCATATTAGCGGAAATTGCCGATAATTCAGTTACGCTAATCTTATTAGCTGTTATTGCCCCAGCTAATACCTTATCTGCTGTGATTGCGTTAGTTTGAATTTTCCCGGCGGAGATTGAGTTTTCCCCTATCTTAACTTCTGTTATTGCTGATCCGACCACGTTATCGGTAGTGACTGCACCATCAGCTATTTTCCCAAGCACAACAGCATTGTCTCTTAGATATATTTGATTTATTACGTTTCTGTCGTAAATAGAATCAAAATCATACCCTGTAATGGTTTTAACTTGCATCGCCGAAGGCGAGTTAATTTGCTGTAAGTATTCATTAAGATTTAATTGTTGGTTTGTCATTTTGGTATTAAATCAGCATCAATAACAGAACCATAATATACAAATCTTGATGTTGTTGAATATTCTTTAATTCTCACAAAAAGCAATTTACCTCTTGACCCTTCTGGGAATCTGTACTCTACAACCCCATCTACTACGTCACCTAAATCGCTCCATTTTTTAGATGCCTTTGTATATGTATTAGAAATAGCAATAGATACTTGTGCTTCACACCCAGGGTTAAAAAATCCTGTATACCATTTAAACTTTTTATCTAATTCTGGAACATTCAAATGGAAAACATGCTCCACAGAACACTCTATAGCCGATCCGTTATCAGTTACGGCTGTACCTCCAAATGTATAACACTGACCCGATGAGTCCCCAAATATCAACCTTTGTACACCCGCCGCATCTTTATATGAGCAAAAGGCTTTCGGGAAATTAGCAAACTCATAATTTAAGAATTCGTTCTTTTGAAAATCATATTTAATTATTGCGTTATTGACGGCCTCTGACGTGAAATCATCTGTTACTGTTCCTACCGCTACCATATAATCATATCTATGAGTTACAGCAGGTGCTGTATCAAATACAGTTCCTACAATCCCATTCCCACTATCATTGTAAATTTGGCTTTGTATAGGATTGCTGAAAAGCTGTGGTTTAGCACCGCCGTACCCAATTATCCCAAGTCTACTTAGCCAAAGATTATATCCTTCTGCTTGTGAAACTGAATAAGGTGACGAAGGCCCTAAATTTGTAGAAACATCTACGAGCGAATATCCGTCCCATCTAAACATTTTCCCTGATGTTTTATTGGCGATAATTCTATCGTTAATATTATTAACGCCTGAAATTTTACCTTCTCCAGGTATAGTCAAAGACGATGAATCAGAAGTCCCTGATGTATTCCAGTTCGTTGCATCTCCAGTTGTAGAGTAGAACATCGTTGAGGCCGTACCACCTATATATATACGGTTTTGAAATTGAGCAAAATGTTCCCCTATAGGTGCTAACGTAGTATCAGTAAACGACGTGCCATTTGTTGAGTGTCTTGTAGAACCTGATCCATCACCTACTATTAACGTATCGCCTAAAACAGCATATCCTACATGGTTCCCTGCTGTTATTGTGCCATTGCCCGAAGTTGTCCAAGCCCCTGTACCCCCGACTGAATGATATAACTTACTGCCCGATGCTCTATACACAAACAAACTACCATCATTCTTAGTCCATGAAAAAAGGGAGGTTACAGCCGACCCATCCGCTGTACCTTGAAATGTTGCATATCCTACTCTTTTAGTTTTCGCACCGTATGGGTAAGAATCTACGTTTACCGACCTAATTAACGAGCCTTCCTCAACCAATAAAGGATTAATATATAAATTTAAGCCCCCGATATTTGTCGCTCGTACTGTAGGCATAGTTTGTTAAATGGTACTTTCGCCATCTATTTGATCAACTAAAGTAACATACTGCGGTCCTGTCTTTGATCTTGGAGTAATTTCATTTTTAAACTTTCCGAGTTCGTTTTCGCTAGAAGCTAAGAATCTATCCCCAAGATTAACCTTTTCGTCGAGGTAATAAGCTTGAGCTAAACAGTAGTCCACGAAAGATTTTGTATACCCCCACATGGATACTGGCAATTCATCTGCATCATTGGATAATCTGGTTGGCAATTTATAGTATATAATTCTTGCCGTTCCAACTTCTCCGTCTGGCTTTTTCCCAATTACGTTATCTCCTTGATAATAAAAGTATGGATGAGTACTGCTAAATTCCTCATTTGGCTCGTAATTAATAATTGACATTTTTGTCGCATTATAATAATCTGCACCGTTTGTCGTATACCATACCCGCCTTATTTCTTTAAAATCTGTTGCAGTAACCGTACCTAGTCCTGCCGTACCGTGTGAAATATCAACAGTCCCGAGTGAATAATCCTGATTTACGTTAATTGCAGTATTGTTCATCTTATCTAGCCATTCATTCACCCAATCATCAACTATTGAATCCTCTTTTATATAACTAGCACTAAATAGTTTCCTAACTGCTCGTTCTCTAATTTTTGCTAGTGAATAAAAAGAAAATCCATCTAATGTCTGCCAGTCTGAATCGTCTGTCTCTACATCTAATACTGATGCGTAATACGATACACGATAAGCATACCCAGTAGCACTTGATGTGTCATCAAACGATGTAAACTCATTCCCTGGAGTTATAGTAACTGTCCCACCAGTCATTGCAGTTGCAACCCCTGCCGTGCCAGTAGTAGACCTTTTGAAAATTACCTTATCGTATTTAATTGCGTAAATTGGTGTATCAGTGGGATGGTCAAATCTAGCCGTTCCAGTCGTTGTCAGTGCCGTTCCTGACGGCGTAGCTGTCCCTAATATAAGTATTTCGGCTGTTTCTTCATTAGTCTTACCCACCTGAATTCCCCAGCTTGCTTTAAAACCGTCAATATTTCGCACTGGGAACGTCGTACCCCCAGCCGTTCCTTTAGTACTTAAATATGTAAACGGTACTGATTGATCAAGTAAGTTCCTAACTGGTATTATTTTTGATGCCATATCTATAAAAAACTAGATGTTACTCATTCTCGGACTTTTACCTAATATATCACCCATCTTAGCGATTATATTATCAATTTCATCCATTTTAATTTGGTTAGTCGCCCCAATAGACCTTATCGCAATAATAGTACTATCTGTTATCCCTATACTATCAGATAAAACTATTGCTAATATAAGGTTTCTGCTAATCGAATCCGTAATACCTAATGCATCTACAATAGACTTCGCAAAATTTACCTGTCTTGCGATATCATCGGTTATTCCCTCGTTATCTGACAATGCCCTTTGAGATGCATGTACCCGCGATGTCTCATCAGTAATCCCCATACTATCAACCAAAAACGTCACAAACGCTTTTACACCTTCGATTGTATCAGTAATACCAATATTGTCTGTAACAATTCTTCCCCATACATTTGAAATAATTATACTATCTGTTAATGCTGAATTATCAACAATTCCCCTAGAAATAGCTTGAGATACTGTTATTGTATCTAGTATCCCTACATTGTCTGAAATACTGCGTGTGATATCCCCTGTAACTTGACCTGCCCCTTGCCCGAAATATGGTTGTCCGAAATAATTTGATCCAAACATTTTATCTTTCTGTTAAAACTAATTCTCCTGCTTCTTTGTCTGGCATGGTTAAGTAATACTATATTCAGCGTTGCCATACCACGTTTTATTGTTCGAAGTTGTCCAGTCAGTAGTTACGTCTAACTTAATTTTACGCATCGAAGCAATTGTTGATCCGTCATCTATTACACAATACCCAGGGGTCGAAGTCCATGCACTATTATCGTATGCTTGACCAACTGAAACGCCACCCTTGAGGGCAGTAATCGGTATCCCAATCGTAAAAAAGTTAGCATTGCTTGTACCACTTCCGTTATTGTGCCTCATTCTTGCTGTTGTTTTCTGGAACTTCCAGTAAGTATTGGCAGATGGATTCGCACTAAATCCAGTATAAGGTAATGTTGTAGATGTATACCATCTATCTTCTTCATACTGATACGGCATCGCTCCAGTTAAAAAAGATGGTATATCCATTTTCAAAAGTCTTTGCAACCTGTTCCAGTCATCTGCACTATGCGAATAAGGTACAGCTACCGACCCTACATATAATGCAACTTCTTTTAGCCAAGTATTGCCGTCAGATATTGAATGATTGAGTTTGACTGTAATCGCCGTAGCTGTTGCACTTATTGTTTTAGTTACAGATACATCTACCCATGCCCCTGTAGTTGCTGTGGTTGCAGAAGCTGTAGCAGAACCGTCATCTACTGATACTGTCCCAGTTGATGCTGTATCTTGCCACATTGTGGCTCTCAAAGTTACAGTTTTGCCTCTTAGTCTCTCGACTAAATCTTCATTTAGTGCCTGTGAGTATACGGCGTTGGTTGTTGCCCTTCTGATTTTTTGCCCTTTATACGAAGTAAAAGCCCATAATCTTTTGACTTGTGCGTCAGA